ATTGACAGAGTTGTTACCGCCGCGGCGGACGCTCCAGTTCCAGGAGATGGAAACTACACTCCTGAAGAACGTGCGCAAAACGCACAAAAACAAGTACGCGATAAGACCGGAAAGTTTTCAAAGGTTGGCTCACGCGTAGTTATCGGTGGAGACACTGAAAAAGGTACAGGAAACATTATTGCCCTTGATCCTGCAAGACAAAGCGTGCGTGTTCAGCTTGATTCTGGCAGCGTAGTTGATGTTCCAGCTAACGCAACGGAATCAGAGGTTACCGCCGCGCCTACGTCCTCAACGCAGGCGCCAATTGAATTTGAAGGATTAGATACATCAGGAATTCTTGGTGAGCCAAGAGTTCCTATTGACCGTCCTAACGCAAGAATACCTGGAACTCTTCCAGCCCTATCGCCTGAAGATCTTGGAAAGATGATGGGTGACTGGCCTGCGTGGGTTAAGTCACAGCGAGATGCATTTAATCCAGCAAAGACTTCTGTACCAGATGCGCCTAAGCCTGTTAAAACAATTACTGGAAAAGATCAACTTCCGAATATTCAAAAGCCAGCGTATCTAACTGAACTTGAAGAGTTAACTGGAGCTAAATTAGAGTTTGACCCGTACAAGCATCCACTGCTAGAGCCATTCTTAAACAAGAAGGTTCAAGGATCTGACGGCAAGTACTACTACCCAAACAAGATGTACTACCAGCCAATTATTCGTGGTAGCGCGGAAAAAGCTGGTAAGTCTAAGGAAGTAACACCTGCTAACAGCGACGTTCAGCCTTTGTTCTTTGCTATTGTTTCTCAAGATGATCCAGGCGCGGTGCTAGAGCTCGTGTCACTCGTACCTGCAAGCTCTACCTCTACAGACCCTATGACATATATCCGCAAGGATAACAAGTGGACTCGTGAAGAAGCTATCCTAGCGGATCTTAACTCTCCAACTCCTCCACCGGTAGTCCCACTAGACGGAGAATCTCTAAAGAGTGTTATCGAGCAGGTTGACGGTATCATTCCTCTAGTATCTTCTGGATACAGCGACTCCGAGATTATTACAGTTCTATGGGGCGCTAATGGAAACGTCATGGTGATGACCGCTGCTGGTGGTGCAGACAGAAACCGCGGAAACGCTGAAACACTTCGCCGCTACTGGACTGTAGGGAAAGGCGCGCTAAAGATTCGCTGGAACACACCTGGCGATTGGACACGTTGCTATAGAAACCTAAAGAAGTACATGGGTCCACGAGCTAAGGGATATTGTTCCCTACGCCACCACGAAGTAACAGGTATGTGGCCTGGAGATAAAAATAACCCGGGGATGAAAAAAGGAGCATTTGCCATCGACGGTATCAACTCATATGAAGATGTATTAGCAGCTTCAACTCTATCGGCAAGAGCAGCAGATGCTCGTTCGCGGGTTATCACTGCAGGCGCAGAGATTATCCCAGTAGACGGCGGAGCATTTAGAATCCCTCTTGTTATCCCTGAAGATCTTGAATCAGGTGACGGTCGTAAATTCAAGAAGGGCGCGATTGAGATTCGTGAGCTTCCACTTCCTTTGATGTGGCAGATCAAGACAGACGAAGGCCACAATGGATCGGTCGTAGTTGGCCGCATTGATTTCATGGAACGCACTGAAAATGGTATTGGAAATGCCACCGGAGTCTTTGACTCGGGTGCCTACGGACAGGAAGCTGAGCGCCTCGTGCGTGAAGGCTTTATCCGTGGTGTTTCCGCTGACTTGGATCAATTTGAGGCAAGTCAGCACACAGCTGAATTATCTGAAGATGAAGATGCTGGTAAAATTGGAACCGACAAGCTCATGATTACTCATGCGCGTGTCATGGCGGTAACTCTAGTGCCTAAACCGGCATTTCAAGAGTGCCAAATCTACCTTGTCAATAATGACAAGAAACAGGAGGACATCGTGGTTATTCCAGACGGAGTATACGCAGATGAAATGGATCCGGTAGAAGCGTCAGCTATCGTTGCGTGTGGGCTAGTTGCTGGATCTATACCAGTCACACCTCCGCGCTCATGGTTTGACAATCCTAAACTACGTCAGGCAACGCCTTTGACAGTAGATGAAGACGGTCGCGTGTTTGGGCACATCGCCGCGTGGCATGTTGACCATATCGGAATGTCCTTTGGAACCCGTCCACCGCGCTCAAAGAGCAAGTACGCCTACTTCCACACAGGAGTTGTTCGTACAGATGACAATACAGATATTCCTGTAGGTCAATTAACATTAGCAGGAGGCCACGCCTCACTAGAAGCATCAGCATCTGAGGCTGCTCGTCATTATGACGATACAGGCTCCGCAATCGCAGATGTTCACGCTGGAGAAGATGCCTTCGGTATCTGGGTCTCTGGCGCTCTTCGCCCAGGCACATCTCCAGAGCAGGTTCGCGCGCTTCGTGCGTCTGCACCTTCTGGCGACTGGCGTCCAATCAAGGGACAACTTGAGCTCGTTGCCGTATGTCAGGTGAACGTTCCAGGGTTCCCTATCGCACGGGCTCGTGTAGCCTCAGGCGCGGTTATGGCATTGGTTGCGGCAGGTGCCCAGGTACTTGCACGCATGAAGTCAGATCCGGTCACAGAATTAAGCTCTAGAATTGAAAAACTGGAGCAGTTAGAAAATGCGCAACTTTCTGCAAAAGCGGATGTCGCAAAGGCAAGGTTTACCGAAGTTCGTGAAGAGAAGGAAGCTCAGCTTTCAATTAAGGCTGCTGAAGCCTACGCTCGTATCTACGGTGCTCCTAAGTATGAGGATAACTTTGGATATATCTCACGCGAAAAGCGTCAGAAGCTAGCCAAGGAAGGCAAGGCTCTTCCAGACGGTTCGTTCCCTATTACTAACCTTGATTCCCTAAAGGATTCAATCCAAGCGTACGGTCGTGCTAAGCCTGGAAACAGAGCAGCTGTTCGTCGCCACATCTCAAAGATGGCTCGTAAGTTTGATCGCCCAGATCTCATCCCGGAAAACTGGAAATCACTCTCTACGGTAGACGAGGACGTTGAAGATCTTCGTTCACGTCTAGCCCAGTTTTCTGCCAAGCTAGGCGATGATATGGGAAAAACATTAGCGGTTGAGACTCAAGAGCAGGGTAAATACACACCTGACACTCAACCGCGTGATGAAAAAGGTAAGTTTCGTGTAGTTCTAGCGCGTATCAAGCAGGATCTTGGTGACGCAGGATTACAGGATGTAGTACAAAAGGTATCTGAGGCAGAGCAGCTTAACGAGGTTGGTAACTATCAAGATGCAGCTAAGGCTGCCAACGATGTTATCGGTATCGTAGACAGACTAGACGCTGGAGCCCTAAACCCACAGGCAATAGAAAATGTTCGCTCCTCGGCAAAAGCTCTAGGTGAGGTTATTGCTAACCTTCCCCTACCGTTTGGGAGTGAAACGGAGAAGGTTCGCTATAGTGATCTTCCTCCAGCTTTAAAAAATCTTATGGACGATATGCTGTCACGAGTGACAGACAAGATCGGTGCAAAAGACGCTGAAGAGGCAACCGTGGGCTTACGGTCCTTTATGTCGGGTGGAGACTACTTTACTCAACAGGAGATTTCCTCTGAGTTAAGTAAACTTCTTCGACTATTAACCTAGAAAATATAATGTATTATTCAATCTAGGTGGAGTGCCTTAACGCAACCGCGTCTAAGTCCCTCGGCCTTGACTGATTAGCGAGATGAACTAACTAATCTTGTTCATCATGACTGGCCCAGAGGAGGGACAGTGGACCAAATTAAAACAATGCTTGACACCCTGACTGAGCTCAACGAGGAACAACTCGGAGATCTACAGACAGCCATCGTCAATGAGTTTGAAACGGTTGAGAAGGAAGATCCTACCCCTCAGACAGTAGACGCCATGACATCACTAGCCGATATGCTTGACACCGTTCGCGGTGAAATCAAGGGTCGCGCAGCTGCAGCTGAAGAGCTTGCAGCACGTGCTGCAGAAGCAGCAATGCGTGTTAAAGGCCAAGAAGATGCTCCTGCAGAAGATGCTCCAGAAGGCGAAATGCCTGCTGAAGAAGCTCCTGTTGAAACTGAAGAGAAGCCTGAAGAGGCTCCTGAAGAAGAGAAAAAGGAAATGCCTATGGCAGCGTCAACATCTGTGGAAACAGGATCTGAGCTTTCAACCTCAGTAGAACCAACAGAAACAACTGAGACTGAACCAGCAGCTGAGGCTGCTGTAGAGGTCGAAGCTGCTGCAGAAGCAACAGTCGAGGCAACTCCACAAGCTGAGCTTTCAACAGTAGAAGAAGTACTAACAGAATCGACCGAACCTGAGGTTGTCGCAGAAGCACCTGCTGAAGAAGCAGTTGTAGCGTCAGTTGAAGAAGAGGTACCATCAACAGAACCAGAAACAATCGAAGCGCCAATCGCGCAGGAAGATCAGGAGGCACCAGTGACCGCCGCCGCAAACAACGAGTTGGACGCTTTAATCGAAGCTCCAGCTGATCGCCGCCCTGTTGCTCAGGTATCAGCTGCTGCAGTGGCAATCACTGCTGGCGCTGACATTCCTGGCTACACAGCTGGCAGTTCAATTGACGATATGAGTGGAGTTGCCGAAGCAATGGCAAAGCGTATCCACACACTACGTCGTGTAAATGGTGGAGATGGAGAGCAGCACATCGTTGCTTCTGTCACCACTAAGTTCCCAGAAGAGCGCACTCTTACGCAGGATGCAGAAGCTAACTGGAACAAGATCCAATCTGTAGTCGGCCCAGAGGCACTTGTTGCATCTGGCGGACACCAGGCTCCATTCGAAACTAAGTACGACATCTTCGGTCTTGGCACAGCAGTACGCCCAGTTCGCGATTGCCTACCTCGTTTCCAAGCAGATCGTGGCGGTATCCGCTACATCGTTCCACCAGTTCTATCTGACTACGGCTCAGCCGTGGGCATCTGGACTGCTGCAAACGATTCAGCAGAAACACCATCACCATCAGCTAAGCTAAGCTTGACTGTAGCAGCAGCATCTGAGACAACAGTCTCAACAGACGCTGTAACACTACAGCTACAGTTTGGTAACCTTCTAACACGTGCATATCCTGAATTGATCGCTCGTCACAACGAGCTTGGTCTAATCCAGCATGCACGCGAGGCTGAAGGCAACCTTCTAACAAAGATCGGCACAGCATCAACAGCTGTTACATCAACATCTGTTGTTGGTCTTGCTCGTGACTTCCTAGTCCAGCTTGGCCGCGCTGCAACAGCATACCGTTCACGTCACCGCCTAGATGCAGATGCGCCACTTCGCGTTATCATGCCAGCGTGGATCAAGGACGCAATGGCTGCTGACTTAACTCTATCAATGCCTGGAGATTCAACTCTCAATGCATATGCAGAGATCGAAGGCTACATTGCATCACGTGGTATCAACGTATGCTACTCACTCGACATCGCTGGTGGAACAGCAGCATTTGCTGCTCAAGACACTGGCGCAATGAACGAGTTCCCAGATACATTCATCTGGTACATGTTCGCTGAAGGTTCATTCTTGTTCCTTGACGGCGGTACAATGGATCTCGGAATTATCCGTGACTCAACACTCGTTGGTACAAACGACTACAAGATGTTCGTTGAAACCTTCGAGAACGTTGCAAAGGTTGGCGTTGAATCTCTCAAGGTGACATCAACAATCAACGTAAACGGTACAGCTTCTGCACTACGCGACCTACTTGGTGGCGCAACAGCAGCTACAGTCGAATACTAAAATTCGATAAGTCGTGGAGGGAGCGCTCAGCAATGGGCGCTCCCGATACGAAGAACAACATAGCTAAAACCAACTTTTAAGTTAGGAAGTACATTCAAGATGGCCTTTACGGGAGTATTTGAAGCACCTGAGATTGTGGGTGCTAATTTTGGTCTACTTGGCTGTGTTAAACCTCAGACTAATTTAGACGAAGATCAATGGGTACGCGGCTTTTCACAGTACTGGGACAGCGGAGTATATTCCGCTAAAAACTGGGATGATACAGACACAACTTCATCTACAATTGTAAGCAACGCAACACCTGCTCGTTATCTAGAAGTTAAACCATTTTTTGTTGAGGTTGAGGACTATCGCTCAACTCTAGGTCTACTTGGTATAGACCATATTGAAAGACTTAAGCGTCAGTTAGAGTGTATTACGCAAAAAGCTCTTGAAACAGAGCTGTGGGACGGTGCAGTTCGCATTGGCGCTAGCCATGCAAATCGAGCACTAGTAGATCCTGCCGCTACGATACTTAACTCAGGTACAGCATTATCCGCTCGTCGCGCACTAGCGCTTCTTGAGCAGACAATTGGAGAATCTTCAGCGTGCGGAATCCAAGGAGTCATTCACATGACACGCGACGTTGCGGCGCTTGTTGCAAGCTCTAATCTAGTCTACCCTTCAACTGGCAGCAGTGACACCTTCCTTAGAACTGTTGGTGGAACTCCTATAGTGATTGGTTCTGGCTACTCAGGGGCAGGTCCAACCGACGCGGCAGACGCCACGGAAACACCAAGCGCGACAAACAAATGGATGTACGCGACAGGAGACGTCAGGGTCATTCTTGGCGATATTGACGTTGTCAACGATAACCTAGCCCAAGGCTATGACGTATCAGGCAACGCGAACAACATGCTTCTTAAGGCAATCCGCCCGGCAGCAGTATACTTTGACTCGTCTGTTCACGCAGCAGTCAGGATCGATCTAACCGCGTAAAATATACGTATTAGCAGACAGTTATACATCAAAAATAAGGAGAAAAACAAACAATGGCAACTCAAGAATACGCCGCCAGTATTCAGGGCGTCTCAATTCGAGTAACTCGACTTGACGCGTCTGGTAACCTCCTAAATGAGCCTGGCGACAGCTACACAACATCTGCATTCATGCGTCTTTCATTCACACCAGAATATGAAGAAGGCGATGAAATTACAGAAAAAGGCGCTAACGGCGCTGTCTGCGTAACATACAAGTCTCCAGATACGCTAAAGCGTATCACAATGGAACTTGCAATCTGCGAGCCAGATACAGAATTAACGCAGCTTCTTTCAGGCGGTCTATTGCTTCGTAAGAACCTTGGAACATTTGCTACACCAGATCGCAAATCTGTTGGTTGGTCTTCTCCTGCAACAGGTGATGATCCTGCAGGTAACGGTGTTGCTATTGAGACATGGTCACACGCAATCATTGACGGCAAGAAGGCAGCAACACTTCCTTACTTCCACTGGGTATTCCCATACGCAAAACTTCGCCTTTCAGGCGACCGCGTAATTGAGAATGGTTTGCTTGCAAATACATTCGAAGGTTACGGACTTGGCAACACAGCATTCTCAATGGGCTTAGATGATCGCTGGGAATTCCCAGTTGCAACAGAGCGCCCATACTCATATGCTCGCAATGCTTGGGCTCCAACAGGCCGCAAGGGCTTCTACACATGGCACGGAGATATCTCAAAGACAATCTCTAACTCACAGCGTACTGGCACGACTGCTACAATCACTACCTCAACGGCTCACACCTTTGAGGTTGGTGATACAGTAACAATCTCCGGTACAAACGGAAATGCTCCTTTGCATGGTACATACACAATCACAACTGTACCAACAACAACAACCTTCACATACACAACAGCAACAAGTGGAACAATCACTTCTGCTGCAGATACTGGAACAGCTCTAGTACCTACAAACTCACGCGCGGTCACTGACTTTGCGTCAGAAGGTTCAACTACAGCTTATAACGTTCCTGGCAGCTTGGACTATAACGCTGATAACGACGTAGACTTCATCATTGCGTCTACAGAGGATCCAACCTCTTAATAATAGAATGTGAGCGGCATGCCGATGTGTTACCACCAACACAGGCATGCCGCTCCTTTATTAAGATCTACATTAACGACGATTAGACAGGACAGATAAGTGTCAAACCTTTGGGTTAACGTTGAAGAACTAGATATCTACGCGGATCATGAATACGCGTACGAGGCCGTTAAGGTAGCGTCTCAACTTCTATGGTCTATGTCTGGTCGCAAGTATGGTGGAATCAATACAGTTACAGAAAAATATGTATGCGCGTCACGTGCGTATCGTCTAGGCGCCTCTGCTCGTAACTACACGCCGGAACTTGTCGCCGGCGACATGTATAACCTTCCTTTTGATGAATTTGACGACTACGCCGAGCTTACAACAGACGGTATGTCACCTTCTACACGTCTACGCCTACGCGGACGGCCTGTAGTTAAGATCGACGCCGTCCGTGACCGCACTGGAATGATAGTCGACCCTTCTAACTACTATTTAGTAGATCATTCTACGCTTCAAGCACGCTCCGGGACAGCCTGGGCACCTTGCAACATTGAAGTTACATACACATATGGATCTCCACCTCCTGCGTCTGGCAAGGCAGCCGCGCGTACCCTTGCTACAGAGTTTATTAAGCTCTGGTCTGGCAACGATGACTGTGCATTGCCTCAACGTATTACCGCTATCTCTCGCCAAGGCGTTTCCTACACTGTTCTTGACAACCAGGACTTCATTGATGAGCTACGCACAGGTCTATACGTTGTAGATCTCTTCCTTAAGTCTTCAAACCCAGATAAGGCACGTGCAAAGGCACGCGTATTCTCTCCAGACGTTCCTCGCGCTCGTCGTCATGTTTCTAAGCCTCTTTCTCTTGCTCCAAGTGTTCTTGACATGATCATCACAGGAAATGACGGCGGAACTCTCGACGTAAACATCGACTACATCAACGCCGCGTTCCTGGTAACAGATGATACATGGGTGCCTAACCTTAAGATCAGTAACTACAGCGGAACTAAGACAAAAGATCTTGGCTCAGGCGCCGTTTCTATTAACACCATCACTACCGACATCTCTAAGTCCGTCTCTCACAAGCAGCTCGCGGATAACATGGCGATTATTACCACGTCGACTGCCCACGGGTTCTCAGCAGGCGACTACGTGACAATCTCAGGCATCAACGCAACCTTTAACGGCTCGTACTACATCGCGGATGTCCCTACGACTACTACCTTTATGTATGTCAAGGTTGCAAGCAACGTTGCGTACGGCGCAGACACCGGAACGGCGCTTGTTACAAACGAGTCTCGCGACACACTAACATTATCGGTTCCCTACGCAGATGCATATGCCTACGCGGGCTTTGTTGACCCAGGTACGTGGGATCTCTATGCAGTAAAGGGAACTGAAACTGTGTATATTGCGTCCGGTAACCTATCACTTAAACTTGGCGCTGTACCGACACCTACATATACACTAGACAACTAGGAGACGCAATATGCCAATTATTGACATCTCCACGGTTGACTCTAAAGCGTTACACCTTAAGGATTTTCTTGACGCAGTTCTTGCCAAGGTAGTTGCTACCTATGAAGAGTACAACGTAGACCTGCCTTCACGTCGTTTTTGGTTAATGGGCGAGCCTGCGATTGACTGCGAGCAGCTTTCTGTGTCATTTATTCAAATGTATCTAGGTCTTCCTGGAGATCAGGCAAGCCAGCCTCAACGCTGTACCCAACCACGAACAGCGGTGCTTAGCATTGCGGTATCTCGACAGATCCCCGTAGTTGGAAATAACGGCAAGGCTCCTACGGGAGAAAAAATTCAAGAAGGTTCAGAGATCGCGGCAGTTGATTGCTACCTATTTATGGAGCTTATGCGCAAACTCGACCAGTGGGAAGAGAACGAATACGGCATGGGTGTCATTGCAACCGTCGAGGCTGGTAACCCTGAGGGTGGCTTCGAGACAGTTCGTATGCAGGTATCTATGGTGGTCCCATAATGGCAGTTACAGTAGTATTTAGACCTGCTGCGCTAGACACGCTTCTTAACTCACCCGCTGGAACAGTAGGCGTATACTTAGCGTCTGTAGGCCAGCGTATAGTTGCAGCTGCGAAAGGGCAGGTGGGTGTTGACACAGGCAGACTGAAGGCATCAATTCACATGCGCCACAGCCGCTCTGGCGTGGGTCAATACATTGAGGTAGGCTCACCTGTTAAGCATGCGTTAGTACACCATGAAGGAAGCCGCCCGCACCTAATAGTTCCTAATAGATCTCAGGTGCTTAGATTTACTGCCGGCTCAAGAGTGATCTACACACATATGGTAAGACACCCTGGAACAAGGCCAAACAGATACCTCACCGACAACCTTTATTTGATAAGATAACCTAGAATTAAAGCACGTGCTTTAATAAAGACACCAACACAATACGGAGGAAGAAATAATGACCAAGTTCAAAGATTTTGGGTCCGAAGACACCGGCCAAAAAGAAGAAATATCTTTTAAGATTCACGGCGAAGAATTTTTCTGTCGCCCAGAGCTACAAGGAAAAGTTCTTTTAGACCTAGTTTCTAAATCAAACTCAGATGATGCAGCAGAGGCTGCTAACTCTATTACCTTCTTCTTTAAGCATGCTCTTATGGAAGAAAGCTACGAGCGATTTAACGCTCTGCTTTTGCACCCTGACAAGATTGTTCAGATGGAAAAACTAGGAGAAATTAGCGCCTGGCTAGTTGAGGGTTACACCTCGCGCCCGACTCAGGGGCCAGAAGTCTCGTCTCCTGGGGAATAGATCTCTGGCCCTACATTAATGGAAAAGCACTCGTGAACGGACTAAACTTAAAGGAAATGGAGGCAAGCGACATGCTTGACGTCTTGCACTACTTCTTTGAAGAAGATCTGTTCTACTCAACTGTTGAACAGGCAGAGGGCAGAGACCGTTCTCGTGTAGCTATCTATGAAGATTTCTACAAATCATCTTATGCCTACTCTGCTGCTTCAAGTTCCACAGCCGGTGGCCAAGGACTTAGCAGGAATTTTGATGACTTTGAATCTATCTCTCAAAAGGAAGAAGAAAAGATAGTCCCTTTTGACCCCTTGCAAAAGCAAAAGGCAGTTAAACCGTTTATTAGACCTACAACAGTAAATGCCGCAGCGGATCAGCCATTTGGCGACACGCTAGACGGTCCTATTACTAGAGGATAAGAAAAATTAAAAACCGAAAGGAGGTGAGTAAGTGGCAGTAGTTGGCGATGCGTATATAGTCGTAAAGGCTATTACATCTGGCTTTGAAAAAGACGTACGTCGTTCTCTTAATGGTATCAACCTTAATTCAGACGGCGAGTCTATTGGTGAATCTTTTATAGAAGGGTTTAGTAGTAGTCTGTCTAAAGGTCTAGGCAAGAAGTTTGACTTCTCTGCCAGCGAGGCTGACGCTGCACGAGCAACTTTTCAAAGTCTTGTCAGAACAAACTTTGTGCTTACCGCCTCTATTGGTCCTCTTATCTCTAGCCTTGGCTCTCTTGGCGGAGGCTTTGTCTCTCTTCTTTCTATAGTCGGAGCTGCGACGCCTGCTCTAGTTGTGCTTCCTGGAATATTTACTGCAATTGGTCTTGCGGCTATAACAACTGTTGCTGCCCTTGGTGGAGTAGGCAAGGCTGTCTCTGCTGGACTAAACCAACAGAAAAAGGCAACGCAAGAGAACACAGCTGCTAAGATTGCAGCAGCTCGTAGAGTTGAAGACATCGAGAAGCGGATTGAAGAACTTAGCAAGGACAGTTTCCGTCTTGAAAGAGACCGTCTAAAAGATTTAGCAGAAGCCGAGCAAGACAAAGCACAAGCCGCAGAAGATGCTGCACAAAAAGAAAGAGAAGCAGTAGAAAAGAAAACTTTAGTTGTGCAAGAGGCGGCGCAGAAGGAACGCGAAGCAATACAAGAAAAAGCTTCAGCTGTAGAAGAAGCAGCTCTTCGAGAAGAAGAAGCCGAGAAGCGTCTTTCACTAGTTAAAGAGCAAAATACCGAGTCCATGATTGAGGCGAATAATCGCCTAAAGGAAGCACAACTTGATCTTACAGAAGCATTGGAAGCTGGCCGTGAAGAAGTACAACAACTTGGATTTGATGCAGAGGACGCAGCTCTTTCAGAGAAGCGCGCATCTATTACTCTTGAAAAAGCTCGTGAGACCTTACAGCGTACTCAAGATCTACCTCCGAATACCCGCGCTCGTCGTGAAGCACAACTTGCGTTTGCTGAGGCTGAACTTGGTCTACGTCGTGCTAAAGATAAGAATAAAGATCTTCAAAAGGAACAAGATAAGCTAGCTGGAGATCCTAAGAATACTACAGGATACATTGATGCGCTAAAGCGCCAAGAAGACGCGCAGGTAACAGTAGCTCAAGTCGCGCGCAATGCGCTACGCTCTCAACAAGAAGCTGAGGCAAATCTTTCATCTGTAAGAGCTTCTAATGCTATAAAGATTCTTAATGCAGAAAATAATATTGCAAACGTAAAAATAGAGAATGCTAAAAAAATAGCTGATGTAGAAAAGAATATTGCGAACGTAAAAACAGACAATGCTAGAAAGATAGCTGATGCAGAGCAGAAGTACGCAGATGTTAAGCAAAGGTACTTAGACAGAGAAGAAGATCTTATCGCCCGTATTCAAGACGCGTATGATGATCTTGCTCGAGCACTAGCAGACCAGGAAACTGCAAATAAAGGCGCTACCGGTGGTGTTGATGCGTACGCGAATGCATTAAAAGGTCTTTCTCCTGCGGCTCAGGCGTTTGTTAAATATCTTGTTGGTACATTTATCCCCGCGCTTAAAAAACTTAGAGATGCGGCTGCCGAAGCTCTTCTCCCTCTTCTACAAAATGGCCTTGAAAAACTAAGAACAGAATTATTTGATCCGCTAGAGCCAATGCTTGCAAAGCTTGCAACTTCTATCGGCAAGGGTTTTAACTCTATTATTGACTCTATAGTCAAACCAGAAAACATTAAAGATCTTGAGAAAGTATTTGAGCAGTCAGGTTATATAGTTGAAGGTCTTGGAGAGACCATAGGAAACGTCTACGATTCTATTCTTTCTATTCTCGTTGCCGCCGATCCTCTTATTCGCAAGTTTACTGACTTCTTAACTAAGAAAACTGGAGACTTTGCAAAATTCTTAAACGCAGGGCAAGCCAGCGGAGAGCTAGAGGCATTTTTCACTAAGGCAGGAAATATCGCCGCTCAGTTAAGCGGAGTTTTTGGTAATTTATTTAGTGGAATCTCTAATGTCATCAGCGCCAACTTCCAGCCTGGCGGCGGTGGATACATCGTCCTTGACTGGCTAGAAAAGATTACTGCTAAGTTTGAAGCATTCTCGGGGTCAGTAGAAGGAAAAGATTCATTAGCAGAGTACTTTAAGGGCGCGGCAACAAACTCAATAGCAATTTTAGAGTCAGTTGGTGCATTTGTAAAGGAAATTCTTAAAGTTGGCGCAGACCCTAATGTTAAGGTTTTCTGGGATACGTTAAAAGAAGGCGCTCCTATCTTTGGAGACATTCTTAAGTCAGCTAATGAAGCAGGCCCATCACTTGCTAGACTAGTAGTAAACATTCTTAAGTTTACGAAGGCAACTACAGACGCCGGCGCGATAAAGGTATTCTTTAATACGCTTAACACCGTTCTGGAGGCAATAAACACCCTCTTAGAAAACAAGTTTATCAAGGCTGTATTCAATGCTACAGGAAAGATTCTAGCCTTTGGCTTGGCTCTTGGCACGATTGGCAAAGTTGGTAAATTTGGTACAAAGGTTGTTGAAAGTAGTCTACGTAGTATTGGTACACTGGTAAAGGCTATTGTGCCTGCCCCTGTTCTTGCTAAAGTTAAGTCAGGTCTAGAGACAATAGCGCTTAAAGGCATGTATGCCTTTGATTCAATAAAGAAAGGCGCTAAAGATACTGCAAAGGTGATAGGAAAAGAGCTTGTTGGCGCTTTTAAAGCTTTGGGTGTTGTTATGAAAGCAAACCCTCTTGGAGTTTTTCTTACGGTAGTAGGTCTTGTAATTGCTGCTATCGCGATACTTTATGGAAAAAGTGAAACTTTTAAAAATCTTGTTGATGGTATAGGTACGGCAATAAAAAATGCTTTTTTAAAAGTAATTGATTTCTTGAAAAACAACTGGCCTATGATACTTGCTATTCTTACAGGACCGTTTGGACTAGCAGTTTTGGCTGTAGTAAAGAACTTTGATGAAATTGTTGCTTTTGTTAAGGGATTAGGTAGTAAACTTGCAGAAGCTGGAAAAGCAATATGGAACTGGCTAGTAGACTTTTTTGTAGCTCGATACGAGACATTAAAGGGCAACATCGGTGCATTTATTACCTTTATAATTGGTCTACCAGGCAAAGTTAAAACTGCAGCAGCAGGCATATTTAACTGGCTAGTTGACTTTTTTAAAGATCGATATGAAACGTTAAAGGGCAACATCGGCTTAATGGTTGACTTTGTTAAAAGTCTTCCTGGAAAAATTGCAAATGCAGCTAAAGGAATGTGGGATGGGCTAAAGGGCGGACTTCAAAGTGTTATTAACTTTATTATTGGAGGTCTAAATGGGGCTATTGGAGCAATCAATTTACTTCTAAAGGGTCTTAAATTTGCAACTTTCGGGAAGGTAAATTTTCAAATCTCTCCGATTTCTCCAGTGCAGTTAGCTCAAGGCGGAGTTATTCCGGCTTCCCGCGGAGGCACGCTTGCGGTTATTGGAGAAGCTGGTCGTTCAGAGCGAGTAGAGCCTCTTGACCCAGACGGACTATCAAAGCGTGACAAGGCTATGATTAGTATGCTTTCTGGTGGCGGTGGTGGAAATACAATTAACGTCTATCCTTCACAAGGTATGAACGAATCAGAGCTTGCGTCTATAATTTCACGTCAAATAGCATTCCAACTTCGTCGCGGAGGAGCATAGCATGGCGAGAAATAACTTAATCGTCAACCCTTCATTTAAGACAGACACAACAGGTTGGTCTGCCACAGGATCTTCAACGATTACTCGTATTACCACCGACGCGTTCTTTGGCTCCTCCTGCCTAGAAATTACGAAGGCCGCGGCCGTAAACTCAGGTGCGGTGATTGCATCTCGCATCTCTGTCTCCGCCGCTACCTCGTATGCGGTTGCCGGATACGTAAAGGTCCCTGCGGGAGAAGAAACCGGTGCCTTTCAAATTAACGTCGGCTGGTACACTGCCCTAAGCGGTGGTAGCCTTATCTCCACGACCTCCACAATCAGTCTAGAGAACACTCCAGGCGATGACTGGATAAGACTAATGGGTGTAATGACCGCGCCTGCATTAGCCCTTGGAGCGCTAATCTCGATTGTTCAACCGTTGGCTGGCACGGTTAGTAAGAAATTCTACGCAGATGCTTTTATCTTTGAGGCCGCATCCTACGTCGGCGAGTATTTTGACGACGTAACGCAGGCAACTGAAAACAAGTACGTCAACCTTGGGCTTACTCCACTACCTATCCCTAAGATCACAGGAATGCAGCTTAACGCTGACGTTTCAATCGGAAGTCTTATTCTTAACACGGTAGATGAAAACGGCGTTGTCTGGGTATGCACGGACATCGAAGGTTGGTGGGTTCATCCTGAGCCGGAGGTACGTGATATTCCTCGCGGTTGGGGAGACGGATCCTACGATGTGCGCGGACGCTATCAAGCTCGCCAAATTACACTTAATGGAGTCTTTCTTACTCCAGACCCATCGCTAATTCCAGTGTCAAGAGATAAGCTTATCCAAGAGACAGATCTTGTATACGTTGGCGGATGGTTGAAGACAAATGAAAATCCTACCAAGGCTTCGTTCGTTCGTTTATCTGGTCAACCAGATATTCAAACTGTAAACGCTCGTGGACGCACAGAGTTTTCTATCGGACTACGTGCACCAGACCCTCTTAAGTACGAGTGGTACGAAGGAAACGAACTAGGCTATCGTGCGGTGACGATTGCAGGAGAAGATTCGGGAACTCCCGGATCTGGAACAGGCACGGTTACAAATACAGGAAACGCATATTCGCCTGTTATTTTTGAGGTTACCGGCCCTCTTACTGGTCCTGCAACTATCCTTAACGAGACAACTAACGAGTCTATCACCATCATTGGCGCGTTGCGCGGAGTCCTGACACCTACCGTTTCTAACAGGGCTTTAACAGACAACATTGCAACGCTTACAACCTCGGCTGCTCACGGGCTTCTTGCGGGTGATGTGGTAGTTGTATCTGGCGTTCACGCAACATTTAACGGCACCTTTACGATATTAACTGTGCCAACAACAACTACGCTTACCTACGCTAAAACAGCTACCAACGTAGTATCAGTAGCTTCATCTGGAACAATTACATCTAGCGCAGATATTCTTGAAATTGATACGCGTGACCACGAGGTTGCGCTTAACGGAGACGCGGTCGGTAAGCGCAGTCTTATTGACGTTCTTGCAGAGTGGACACTCTTAGCTCCTGGCGCAAACGTATTTAGTTTTTACGATGAAGGCGACCTAACAAGCTCTGCATCTTTAACGGTGTATTACCGCTCTGCATGGCTTGGATAGTATACAATGTGTTTAACGACGAATCTACTTAGTGAGGTATAACCCATGGCACTGTATCAATCAGACGCAGCCGTATATAGGTACTTTACTACTGATCTTTTAACGAATCAGGTACTTGCAGAAATTCCTTTCAAAGGAGTTTCCTTTGAAAGATCTATCAAGGCAGCGGGCAGCTTTGGCGGAAACATACCGGTTATCCCGGAGACAGCCTCGATGAACTTGTATGAAAGCACCATGCCTGGAAAAACAGGACTCTACGTTGTGCGTGATAGCGAGTGTGTGTGGGGCGGAATTATCTGGAACCGTAACTACAATGTCGTTGACCGTGAACTAAGTGTCAGCGCATCAGAGTTTACCAGCTACTTCTTCCACCGTAATATCTGGAAGACATGGACGCACGACTTTGGCGCAACCGTTGTTGCGTCAGGCGGAACTCTAACTGCAACTCTAGAAGCCTTAGAGTACGACTTCCCTGTAGGCTCGTCTGTTCGTCTTATATTTCCAGAGGTTTCTGACTTTGTGTATAACGCATATTACGTAATTGCCTCCTCTCCTACAAATATAACATTCACCATCACCGGAACATCCGTGCCTAACGGAACATACGTCGGTGTGACGGTCTACGCGCGCGTTGATACATACGACTACGTACGCCAGCTGCTCGATGAGATTCTTGTAGACTTTAGCGATATAACATTTCCTAACACAGACATTGAGCCGGCGCTTACTAATAGCTTACGAATTACATCTATTACCGCGCCGTCAAGTATTACTACAGTTACTACCGCATCTGCACATGGGCTGATACCTACTCAAACAACAGAGATCTATAACGTGTCTGCTGGACTAGACGGTTTGTGGGATGTAACGTCGGTGCCTAGCGATACTACGTTTACTGTTGCATCATCATTAACATCCTCGGTAAAAAATATAACTAAAACAGTAACGTCTAAGTCTATCGCGGACTTCACCGCAACTATTACTACAAGCAGCTCTCACGGCTTCGCGCAATATGACACGGTTGTGCTTAGCGGTGTAGATGATCCTGCCTCTCTTATCATTGTGTTTGACGGCGAGTACCAAATTGTAGATATTCCAAGCGCAACTACGTTTAGGGTATACGTTGCAGATAGCGACATGGTTGCTACGGCGGTAACTGGCGGAACGGCTGTTGTTCAATCAACTGCGAACGTCGGAACATACGGACCGTTTCCTGGAAACTCTGACATTGATATCTCGTATTCAACAGATGAGTATAGCGGAAAGAACGTGCCAAATAATCCATATCGCGGATTTGAGCTTCGCTCAGTTGGTGAAGAACTCGACGAGTACTCTGACACTGTAGACGGCTTTGAGTATCGTATTGACTGTGATCTTGTGTATATAGGAGACATACCTACGTTTACACGCACGTTTGTTTTACTACCTATTGACTATCCAAACCCTCCTGCGGAAGGAGAGGTATCTCCTCCAAGTCGCTACGGAGCAGACCAGCTTGTATTCGAGTATCCTGGAAGTATTATTGACGTGACGATGGAAGAGTCTGCCGAGGACTCGGCAACGCGTTTCTTTGTTGTTGGAAATATCCCAGATCTTGGCGATGACATCAGCCAACCGTACGCGGTTGCGTCTGCAACTGATCTTTTATTAGCAGGCTGGCCTATCCTTGATGCAGAGGAGACAAGAAGCGAGGAGTCTGAAGAGTCTGCCTTGTATGCTCACGCGCAACGCTACCTTGCGGAGTCACGCCCTCCTATCTCAGACATCAAGGTAAAAGTTAACGGATCTTTATCTCCTAAGATCGGAGAGTTTGTTCCAGGAGACTGGTGCTCGATTATTGTTGAAGATGAGTTTGTAAGAATGCGTCTTGCAAGTGACCTTGAGGTTCGTGATACGGTAATCGTTCGTAAGATCGAAGGATTTAAGGTATCAGTTCCTGATACACCAAGTTTCCCAGAAGAAACTGAATTGCTACTAGTTACAGAGCCGGAGGTTGACAAGATTGGCCAGTAGACGTAGACGCCGTAAGAGTATCGGCAAGGTTATAGTTGACGTTGAGCGTCGCGTTCGTCGTGTTGAAAAACGACCTGGTGCAAAACGTCTTAAGGCAAACGTTGTAACAACTGAGAAGCTTGGCTATCGCGCGGTAACAACGAAGGTAATTCAAGTTGACGCGGTTGAAACAGAAAATATCGCAACTGACGCTGTAACAGCGAATGAGGCAGCTTTTGGAGTTACCGTAGTTTCTGATACAGATCCTGCTATCGTAAAAGAAGGAACGACTGTAGTTGACCCTGACACAGGTGCACAGAAAGTTTACAGTGAAGATGTTTCAGCTTTTGTAACTATAACTGATCCGGCTGCACAGGCAGCTGCAGATTCTAAAAGCGCTGTCTATTACCAAGATAACGAACCAGCGGGCACGGCGTATGAAGTCGGCGACATCTGGATTGATACAAATGATAATGATAAACTTTACGCCTGGGACGGCACCGACTGGGTATTGTCGCAAGACTCGGCAGCAGCGCAGGCTACGGCTGATGGTAAGGCAAAAACGTATGTGCAGGACAATGAACCTACCGGCGGTGCGTACAACGTTGGTGATCTTTGGATAGATACTAACGACGGAAATAAGCTGTATAGGTATAGTGGAACCGCGTGGGTTTCTGCGCAAGATGGTGCAATTTCCACCGCGCAGTCAACAGCGAACGGCAAAAATAAAGTTTACTATGACACTGCCGCGCCGGGCAGCACGGCTAACACCGCTGGAGATATCTGGTGGCAGTACTCTGGTGGAGTTGTTGTAGGACAATATGTAGGTGCCGGTGGCACATCATGGACGTCTGCTCCAATTGGGAACGCGGTAATCGCCAACCTTGACGCCGGAAAAATTACAACTGGGTACTTAGACGTCGCCGGTACGGTAAAAATTACAACGAGCGCCACGGCTTCTGGCACAGGTGGATTTACACCTCGCATTGAAATAAACTCTAGCGGCTTCTTTGCGTATAACGGATCTGTAGCAACAGTGTCTATCCTTAACACTGGCACAGCGGTATTTACAGGTGAGGTAAAAGGTTCTACTTTTACGTCTACAAATTATCCAAGTGGCACAGGTCTTGCGCTAGCTCCATCAGGCACTGGTAATTCAATTTTCTTTAACGTAAGCGGATCAGAAATTGGCAGAATAACAGCCGTAGCTGAGGGTGTTGTTATGCAGTCAGGCGACTCAATGCTAACGATGGCTTATGCAGGGGCTGTAATTTTAGCGGGTGCGTACAACTCTATAACTCTTGCTAACGCGCCGTATCTTCAATCAAGTGGAAGCAACACCAGCGGTGTCTCCGGCTCGCTAAGAAACACTTTTGCATCATCCTCTGCACCAAGTGACGCGCTCGACGGTGGCAACGGAGACGTATGGTTAAGGTGGTCATAAGATGACTGGGCATGTTAAGTCAGCTGGATCATGGAGAACTCTTACAAATTTGTATGTAAAAGTTTCTGGAACATGGAGAACTGTAAGTACAGGCTATGTAAAGGTTTCAGGCACATGGCGTACTTTTTTTACCTCTGCTCTTACTCCTTCAATCGCGTTAAGGGTAACTATCTCTCGCAACAACGCAACGTACCCTTCAACTCTTACCGGCACTAACTTTAGATGGGCTAACTCTACGTCCTTAACCTATGTCTTTCAAAAGTCTTCCGATAACGTTAACTTTACAAACATAGGCTCTGCAACGTCTATCGCCAACCCTTCTGTAGGATCTTCAAACACCGTAACCTACGTGCTCACACCTTCAGACTTTCCCGCTCCTATCTCGTATTATCGTTTTGTCGTAACCGCGGTGAACTCTACGTACTCTACCTCCGCAACCTCAACAAGTACATCGGTGTCCGTATCAGCTGTGCCTTCAGGCGGAACAGTTTCAATATCTACAAATACAGGAAACTACAATGTTGGAAGCATTATAACTTTTTCAACTACAGGCTGGTCTTTCTCACCGACGAGCTACAGTCTAAGACTTTATAACGGAACAAACCCCGTGTTAACTAGCGACCCTCTTAGAGCTTCAACGTCTAGCGCGTCTGGGACGTATACTATTGTACAAGACGACGCTACAAAATTCTTTAAGGCGTTTGCTACCGCTACTAACTCCGCTGGAACTTCTACGGAAGTTAGCTCTACGCAGGTAGGGCCGGCAGTTGCTCCTGTTTTAGTCCCAGTAAATACAAGTATGCCAACAACTAGTGGAAATTTATCTGTAGGAAGCATTGTAACTTTTGGAGTTGGATCTTGGGACTACTCTCCTACAGGCTATGATTTAAGACTATATCGTGGCACCGCGGGAGTTCTTATGACAGAGACAGTAGTTGCCTTTGCAGGAAGCGCTATAAGCGACACCTACCAAATAACTCAGGCAGACTATAACAGCGGGCAGCTGTATCTAAGATCATATGCGTCTGCAACTAATGCCGGTGGCACGTCTGCGTATGCAGCTGGTCAAGAAATTGGACCTATAACTTCTGCAACTGTGCCTGGCCTTGTTACTTCCTTCACGGCGACCTCTTTACTCTCGGGCTCTACGCTTTCTTGGAACGCGACGTGGTCTGCCCCTTCCTCAAACGGCGGTGCAACGATAACAAGCTATAAAGTGTTTGTTGAGCGTGCTGGAAGCAGCACTGGCCCTTGGATTGCGTCAACTACCTCAATAAGCACTTCAGCAGGTGGAACTTATTCTGGGGCCTATACCGCATCAAGCCCGTTTACAACTGCGAATGCTACAACTCCAAAAACGATCTACGGAAGAGTAACTGGAACGGCTGCAACATGGATTAGGGTCTCCGTTGCGGCAGTAAACTCCATTGGCACTGGCGCGTACAATACGGCGGTAGGCTAAGTATGAAAGAATACGTTATTTCTAAGCAAGAAAAGATAGATATAATTCAAAGCAAGCTTTCTTGTATGATCGGTATGAAAGAAACTATAGAATATGATCTAGCACAGGAAGAAGACATCCAAATTAGAATTCAACTAGAAGAACATCTAGTTAATTATAAAAACATAATAATTGCTCTAGAAAACTTTAAAGAAACTGTAGTAGAATAGCACGCAATACAGCAGTAAATGTTATACAATTTAGCGTTACAAGGACGCTAAATGGACGCAAGGAGACACAATGGCAGACTACGACCTAACCGCAGCAGATAAAATCGCGGTTGTCAACTCACATATTAAAAACATTAACTATAATAAGTTTAACGCAGAGTTAGTTATCATCGAGGAAAACGCTACATCAAACCCTTCTGCTACTAAGATATCAGACGCTAACGCAACTATCGCAGAGGCAGACGCGCAGATTGTAGCCTTAGAAGCACAGATCACAGCTCTTTCCTAACAACTAACCTACGACAAGGACGTTTACTTAATGGACAAGCCAAAGACTAAGGATGAGCTAATCATCATCGCGCTTCAACAGCGCATCGGTGAGATGGCCATGCAGTACGAAAGCGCTATCGCGTCTATTCGTGCAGATCTAACTCAGCTTCAAGATGTACTTAATATAGTCAATGGCGATAACATCAAGAAGATTGAAGGAGAGCCAACGAGTGCATGAGGTAAAGGACGGCTCGCGGACCCTACAGTTTAGCGGAAAACTTCTTGCGGAGTCTTCTTCCTGGCGCTCTGGAACATACCGTTGGATAGAGTTTAAGCTCTATAAAACAGACAATGGCTCCTATATTCTTTCTCGCATAGGTGTATCTTTAATTTTTCATGGAGCCGCGTGCCAGTTGGTTAAAAGATACGGCCTTATAGAGATGCCTCTATCTGCGTTGGTAGATGACGCGCTTCCTTGCGAGGAATGTCGTCCTACACGTAACGTTGCAGTTATCTTCCCCGAGAAACATCGTCATTGGGCACAGGTATCCGAGGAGCCAACTCCCGTACTTGACGCCTTGTATAAATACGACCAATCTGGAGCTCGCTATTTAACAAACGTTGCACAACGATTACTAGAAGACGCTTCTGAAGTAGATAAGGGTATTGAGTCGGTGTACAGGATAGAGCTTATTCCGTAAATCAAGTTTTAGTGTTATAATTTTCTTAGAGACAAAGGACGCAAAAGATGTTTATAGTTATTGAAGGCACGGACGCCTCAGGCAAATCTACATTAGTGTCTGAAGTTCAAAAACAACTTACCGAAAAGTTTCCTAAAAAAGAAATCGAGTTCTACCATAAGTCTAAGCCTGAAGAGATGTCTCGTCGTTGGGTTTTATATGACTACGTCACCTCTATTGAAAAGGCAGATTGGTCTCAACGTATTGCGGTTGCAGATCGCTGGCATTGGGGCGAAATCACGTATGCGTCTATAAAACGCCCTGAGACGGGTACAGGCGACGGATACGGTCTCCTTGGTAGAGCAGGTTGGCGTTGGACAGAGCTTTTCCTTCAATCACGCGGTGTTGCTCAATTTTGGCTCTATCAACCTCTTGATGTTATTACTCGTCGTCTTAATGCTCGCGGTGACGATTACATACAGGCGCACGAGCTCGAACAGATCTTAGGTTTATACGAGCTCGCGGCAGCAAACTCCGCAGGACTTGCAGGACGCCTAACTCCTTCTCCAGATTCACTTGATGCCATATCTCATCTTGCGTCACACGTTATTAGCCGCGCGGAAGCTTTTCAAGAAGACACGCAGGAACTAGTAAAGTTTCCGGAGTACATCGGACAAAGATTTCCAAGGGTACTACTCGTAGGAGATACAAGAAATATCACTAAGAAATATGGCGAGGAAACTATCCTGCCGTTCATGCCTGTTGATGGAAACTCCGGCGAGTTTTTACTTACGGCTCTCGAGTCCGATAAGTGGAAGACCATGGGTATCGTTAACATAAACGATATGTCATCGGAGCGTTTTGAGGATCTATGGTGTACCCTGCGTCGTCCACCTATAGTTGCCTTAGGGCGTCTTGCAGAAAAAGGACTTATCTACGCAGACATACCTAGCTATCTTTACTCTGTAACCTCCCACCCGCAGCATGTTAGACGATTTCTTAACTCGCAAAAAGAAGAGTACGGCAAGGCAATAACACGACTAACACAAACAAAAGACAGGGAAGATAAATGGATACTGCGATAATTAACATACCTGACGCGGTTAACGGATACGTTGATCTTGTGCAGCACGTACTTAAATACGGCAAGGAGGTCGCTCCTCGCGGTATGAAGACGCGCGAGATTGAAGATGCAATTATTCGTATAGATGACGTGTACAACACCTTACCTTTAGGTGTAGGACGTGGAACTGTTCCAGGTATCGGTGCGGTTGAGGCTTGCCAGCTTATCGCAGGTGCAAGCACACCGAAACTTGTTATTGCCATCGGTCCACAGTTTGCTAACTATACCGAGGATAACGGATTATTTCACGGAGCGTATGGAATTCGCACACAGTCACAGTATGCTCCTATAGTTGAAAGACTTAAGGCAGACCCAGATACGCGACAGGCTGTCGTTACGATTTGGAATCCGGAGCTAGATCTTCTTGCAAATAAGCGAGACTACCCGTGCACTATCCTTCATCAATTCAGGATTCGCAACAACAAACTTAACATGAGCGTTTACATGCGCTCAAACGACGTATGGCTAGGAGCGGCGTACGACTTCTTCCAGTTTACCCGCGTTCAACTTGCTATCGCATCTATCCTGGGTATCGAGCCAGGAACGTATCACCATCACGTCGGATCTCTTCATATCTACGAGCAACACTATGACTCTGCAGAAAGCTTAAAACATACTTACGCTCCGTACGAAAAGATCCCTGCTATGGTAGGTAACTCTTGGGGAGAAGTTTCAGACTACGCAATGAACGCGTTGACGGCTGCAATTCATCATGAGGAAAAAGCGCTTCTGTACGGTCTTCACCCTTTTGAGCAATGGTATGCAAACGCCATGATTAAGGCAGTCAATAAGAGATGAAAATTCATGGAGTAGTAATAGCAAGAAATGAGTGGCCTTTACTAGGTCTCTCTATCTCGCATGCGCTTTTTTATCATGTTGATAAAGTTTTTGTTATTGACCACTCCAGCACCGACGACACAAAAAATGGTCTTGCTGAGCTACAAAAGGTTTGGCCGGATCAGATAGAGGTATTTAGATATGAGGACAACTTATTTGACCAGGAAGCCTTAACTAATATTCTTCTACATATCAGTAATCAAGAAAATCCTGACTGGAACTTTATCTTTGACGCAGACGAGTTTCTCGTTAGCCCTACCGACAAAGATATAGAAGATCTTTTATCTAATCTAGGTGAAAAATGGAATGCTATAGCCATGCAGCTAGAAAACTATATAGTTCCACTAGGATTTATTGACACCAGACTAGATGATTATCATCTCATAGATCATTATGTGACGTCCGTAAATCACATAGGAGATCGTGACGAGTTTCACGAGCAGGTTAAAAGAAACGAGAAACTTCTTCACGAGTTTAGGGTTCCCTCAAAGATCCTGGTAAAAAACAACTCCGGTGACTTTGTTGACGCAGGACAGCACCAGCTTAAATATGGGGACGGTAAGTTCTGGCACCTTTGGGATACTACGGTTGCCGCGTCAAATAAGGAAGATTGGTTAATATGTCATCTTCCTTACACGAGTCTACAAAGATTTAAGGCTCGCAAGGATGTGCACGAACGCGTCAATAATAACTTTGCCAATAAAGTTTTTGCAAAGACGATAACGCCTGATGAAGATATTGCACAGATGTGGGATAGACTTCAAATGCACCCTGGAGACACTAATCCAATCTTAGTTAAAGATTCTTCACTTTCTAAAAGTTTTGCTCCTCTAACTGAGAAGTTAGCGCCTTACTGGGGAAAAATACTAAGGCCAGAACACCATAATGTGATGTACAGAATATCATCAGAGGCAATAGAGTTCGCGGTCAACGTTACTAATAAGTATATCAGCAAGTCCGATGAGCTATGGGCAAATCAGAAAGGAGACCGAATTGAGTAATGAGCTAGAGGGTTTTGGACAAAGTAGTCCACTTCGCGAGGCAACCGTGCAACTCCACGAGATGTACGTTGAACTTAGATCTGCGGGCTTTAGCAAGAAGGAAGCACTGCACCTAGTGTCAAAGATACTTTCAAGTGCTGTTATTGGTGGAATTGAGGATATTGATAGATGAGTAATCGCCCTTCCTGGGACGAGGTCTGGATGCAGGTTGCAGATGCAATCGCACAAAGATCTCGCTGTAGCCGTGCACACATTGGAGCTGTTGTTGTGTCTAAGGACCAACGCATAAGTTCTACCGGGTATAACGGTCCTGCAGCTTTGTTTCCTGCGGAAGGCGACTGTATTAACTGGTGTGCACGAGCACAAGGATTAAGCTCACTCGATAACACATATGATTCATGTCCATCAATTCACGCAGAGTCAAACGCACTACTATACGTTGACCGTTCTCGCGTAGAAGGTGGTACCATATACATAACAGACGCAGCATGTTATCAGTGTGCAAAGTTAATTTCTAACTCTGGAATTACACGCGTTGTTATGCGAATTGGAACGCGTGCGGCTCATCGTTTGCCGGATGCGACTGTAGATTATTTTAAGAAGTGCAACATCGAGGTAGTAATAACAGAGGACGTAAATGACAGTTGAAGGCTTAGGTGACGTACAACTTCACCTCGTAGACAGCGTTGAAAAGGCAGGCGAGTTTTTAACCTGGCTTGGCGAGCGTCGTCCTCATGATGCAATCGCGATTGATACTGAAACTGGAGAATACCCAGGACGAGATCGCAAGGACGCCTTATCTCCTTGGCACGGGCGAATTCGTCTTGTGCAGGTTGGTGATGGGCAACAGGCGTGGGCAATGCCGTGGGACGAGTGGGCAGGTGCGTTCTATCAAGCTATGGATAAGTTCGATGGGCAAATTGTTTGTCACAACATAGCCTTTGAGGCAAAGTGGTTTGACATTCAATCACGTTGGAAGCTGCCGTGGCACAGGTCGCACGACACGATGATCATGGCCCATATCATTGATCCGCTTGGTGTCGGTGCGTTAAAACGTCTTGCAGCTTTATATGTTGACGGGCGCGCGGTTGCTCTTCAAGATACGTTAGATACAGAGTTAGCAACTAACGGCTGGACATGGGGCACCGTTCCGACTAATTTTCAACCTTACTGGGCATACGGTGCGTTAGACTGCATCTTAACTATGCGCCTGTGGGAAAAGTTTTATGAAAAGTGTGGCCCTGACGGTCCATACAATAGAGCATACGAATTAGAAATGGCGACACGTCGCATTGTTACCCGCATGGAAATCAACGGCGCACGTATTGACCTTGACTACTCCAAGAAGAAGTTTGACGAGTTAACAGAGTACGCGGGCTCAGTTAAGACCTGGGCTAAGGAAAAATATAACGGTGTTTCCATCGGTAGCAATATTCAACTAGTGCGCTTACTAGAATCTCTTGGCGCAGAGATTAACGAATACACTCCTTCGGGACAAAAATCAGCTTCAAAGGATCAACTTAAGCTTCTTACTATTGAAGGCAACGACGAGGTAAAGTCCTTAGCTGAAATCGTACTCAAGCAGCGCAAGGCAGATAAACTTGCCAATACATATTTTGCAAACTTTCTTAACGATAACGTCAATGGATTTGTTCACCCTTCTGTAAAAACGCTTGGCGCTCGTACCTCTCGCATGTCAATCCAAAACCCTGCGCTGCAGACATTGCCTAAGGGTGATGACGTTGTACGTCGTGCGTTTATTCCTAAGGACGATGACCACGTGATTATTACCTCTGACCTTGACCAGGTTGAGTTTAGAATGGTTGCGTCTCTTACTGGAGATCCAAACCTTATCGGTATGTTTCATCAGGCAGACCTCACAGGATCAGATCCGTTCACTGAAATTGGAAAAGAAGTATACAGCGATCCAAACTTCCAGCGTTCTGATAAACGACGCGGTCTTATTAAAGGCATGATTTATGGTCGTCTCTATGGCGCAGGTGTTGCAAAGCAAGCGCTAACTGCAGGTGTGCCCGAGACGATAATGAAGACTGTAGTTAATCAATTTGACGCACGCTTTCCAGGCATGACCGGTTTCCAGCAAAAAATTGAAGATGTTGGAATGCGTCGTCTTAAGGCAGAAGGCCAAGGGTACGTTCACACATGGACAGGCCGCAGACTTCCTTGCGATGAAGATCGAGTTTATACATTGCTTAATTATTTAGCCCAAGGAGGTGCGGCTGAGATCTTTAAGGCAAATCTTGTAAAACTAGATCAGGCAGAGTTAACCGAACTTCTAATCGTCCCTGTGCACGATGAAATTGTTCTTAACGCACCGCGTAACGACGTTGAAGAAATTAAGCGTATCGTTAAGGAGTGCATGACAACTACCGAAGGTTGGGCAGTCCCACTTACAGCCGGCATTGATGGTCCTATGGAAAACTGGGGAGAAAAATACTAGTGAAGATGATCTTATCGGTAGACCCAGGCAAGGCAACAGGCATGACTTTATTCTCGTTTGAAAGAGGACAGGAGCCAGTCTTAATCTGGGCAGGTGAGTATCAACAAGAAGAGTATGCTAAGCCTATCCGTGACACTCTTATTGAGTATCCTGATGTGACTGTTGTCTGTGAGCGCTTTATCATTAACGCTCAGACTGCTAAAAAGACGCAAGCTCCCTACAGCCTTGAGCAGATTGGTATTCTTAAGCAGTGCCTTATGGACGCAGGAAGAAAGGCAGATGACGTTATCTTCCAATCACCTTCCGACGCCAAGGCAATGTTTGATAATCCCAAACTTAAGAAGCTGGAATACTGGCATAAGGGCGGTGAAGGACACGCGCTTGATGCGATACGACATGCCCTTCTTCAGTGTGTAAAGCTTGGTTGGATCCCTAGAAGGCTCCTACAATAAATAAAGTAGATACTAAGCAGAAACAATAAACAACTTCTGCAAAATCCTGTTAGTATAGCGAAATAATGACGAAAGGAACGACAAACAGTGCCAGTTGACGTAGAGCTTGACGAGTCGGGCAAGCACGTAATTATCAATACTGAGTGGCGTCTTAAGGAACTTTGCAAAAGTATTCCTGGAGCAAAGTGGGACGCAAGAACTCAGGTATGGAACGTGCCTACAAGTTGGGCGACATGCTTGGCGTTACGTAGTACCTTCAAAACTGACCTTCAAATTGGCCCTAGATTGACCGCCTGGGCTTCCAACGAGGTAGCCACACGTATTACCCCGGCGAACACGTTACGTGACCTAGAAACCCTGGAAGAGGGCAACGAGGACCTGTTCCCGCATCAGCGTGCAGGCGTCAAATTCCTATCGGTAGCCCGTAGAGCATTATTAGCAGATGAACCTGGTTTAGGCAAGACAGCGCAGGCAATTAGAGCATTAAAACAACTACAGGATAACGGGGAAGATGTATTTCCTGCCTTAATCGTTTGCCCTAACACGTTAAAGAAGAACTGGAAGCGCGAGTTCGATATGTGGTGGCCTGGAGTTGACGTAGAGGTTATTAAAGGCTCAGCAACTCAACGCCGTAAAGTCTTCGAGGAAGAGGCTGACGTATACGTTATTAACTGGGAGTCCTTGCGCTCTCATTCTAGACTTTCTTCCTACGGCTCTATTGCCCTCGCGCGGTGTCAAGAATGCGGCGGACATGACGAGAAGGTTACTATAAATCGCTGCGAGGTTCACAAGCGAGAACTTAACATGATTGACTTTAAGTCTGTAGTCGCAGACGAGATTCACCGCTCTAAGGAGCCAAAATCTAAGCAATCACGTGCCTTATGGGCCGCAACAGGTGATGCGGATATTCGCTTTGCCTTAACAGGTACACCTATCGCAAACAACGTTTTAGATCTATGGTCAATCCTTCACTGGTTATCGCCTGAAGAGTGGCCAAGCAAGACACGTTGGGTTGACCGCATGGTTAACGTGATGTTGAATGCCTTTGGCGGCATGATGGTGTTAGGTGTAAAGCCTCACATGGAACAAGAGTTCTACGCAACTATAAATCCACGCATGCGTCGTATGCTTAAGGCAAAGGTATTGCCTTGGCTTCCTGAAATGATGTTTGAACGTCGCGATATTGAAATGTCTACTAAGCAAAAGAAAGCTTATGACCAGATGCGTGACACGATGATTGCAGAATTAGAATCCGGAGATGCAATTACCGCACCTTCAGCATTAACGCAGACAATTCGTTTACTTCAGTTTGCAAGTTCATACGCAACTATGGACGTAAATGAAGATACCGGAGAGATGCGTGCAATTCTTGCCGAGCCTTCCTGTAAGGTTGATTCACTTATGGACGATATCTCAAACGGCGACTTTGGAGATGACTCCGTTGCGGTATGCGCGGTGTCACGTCAGTTGATTGATTTACTTAGTGCAGAAATGACTAAGGCTAAGATTCCACATGGTCTCATCACTGGTGCCCAGGACGAGGACGAACGTCAACAGGCGGTTGACGACTTCCAATCTGGCAAGATCAAGTGGATACTTTTTACAGCGCAGGCTGGCGGTGTTGGCATTACACTTACCGCGGCTCGTCGTTTAGTAATGCTACAGCGTCCATGGTCACTTGTAGATCACAAGCAGGCACTTGACCGTGTTCACCGTATCGGATCTGAAATCCACGACTCAATTATCGTCACGGACTATGTTACAGATGGTTCTATCGAGGAACGAGTAATTCAAGTTTTATCAACTAAGGCTGATAATTTTGAACAAATCGTAAAAGATAAAGATAAGCTTCTCTCACTACTTAAAGACGATAAGGCAGGAAAGCTATGACCCAGCCGGTAAGAATCTCAAACTCAGAAATCCAAACCTTCAAAGATTGCCGTAGGAGATGGTGGTTATCATATTATCGTCGCCTACAACCTAGAACTCAACAGATGACAGGAGCACTTGCACTTGGTTCTCGCGTTCACGAGGCGCTTGATATGTACTACGGCAAAGGCATCCCACTTCTTGAGGCTCACTCTGAACTTGTCGTGAAAGATAAGTTAATTCTTGAGGCTTCATTCCGCGATACGTACGACCTAGACTCTGAGGCTGAGCTTGGTCGCATCATGCTTGAAGGTTACCTTGATTGGGTTGATGAAAACGGTATTGACTCTGAACTAGAGATGATTTCTACTGAAGAGATCATCGAGATGCCTTTGCTTAACGGCGAGGTTATCCTACAAGGTAAGATTGATATGCGTGTACGTCGTAAGGCTGACGGAGTGCGTATGTTTAGAGACTTTAAGACCGTGGGAGGTTCGTTTACTGACTTCTCTGCGATGGCACACATGAATGAACAGATTCTTACATACATGATGTTAGAAACTGCGCAGAACAAAGAAGGCGAACGCTCTGAAGGCGGAATCTTTACTATGTTAAAGAAGGTTAAGCGCTCTGCAAACGCAAAGCCGCCTTTCTACGAACAAATTGAAGTTCGTCATAACGTTTTTGCCTTGCGCTCATTTTGGCAACGTATCCACGGTGTTTTAACTAACATGATGGATGCACGTAAGGCACTTGATGAAGGTGGAGATCACAGATTTATCGTGTACCCAAGTCCTTCACGCGATTGCAAGTGGAAATGCTCATTCTTCTCTATATGTCCGATGTTTGATGACGGGTCCGCGGCTGAGGCTGCACTTGAAGACGCGTTCCAACCTTCTGACCCATACGCCTACTACGGCGCAGAAGAGAAGAAGGGTAACGCTTAATAATGTTAAACACACACAAAGAGATGAAAGGAAACAGTGATGTCTGACGTACAACGTTCGTTGACTATCATGGTTTACGGCGAATCAAAGGTTGGCAAATCAACCTTCGCGGTAACCGCACCATATCCGCGTCTCATGCTTGACGTTGAGGGTGGGCATCGATTCCTACCTATCACCGTTAAGTACTGGGACCCTATTCGAGAAGAACCTCCAGTTGCCGATGGCACCTGGGATACGGTAGTCGTTAACGTTCGCGACTACGATGTTGTTCTCAAAACATTCCAGTGGTTACAAACTGGAAAGCATCAGTTCAAGTCACTTATCATTGACTCCATCTCTGAACTTCAAGTGAAGTGCAT